CATTTTATTCGCAAGAATTTAATCTTGGAATCTCCCTCACCTCCCACTTTAGGGTTAACCCTGGCGATTTAAACCAGGGCAACTGCCCTATTGGCAGTTACAACCTTCACAGGTTGTAAAAGGTCGGTATGGCTAGCCTAGCCATACCCACACCCATGTCTTACGTGCAGCATGGGCTACTGCATACTGTCCCGGCTTGAGCCTGACTCCCCCTTCGGGAAGTTGGATCTCACCGGCGGCATATCCAAAGAATCCTGCAGTTAGCTCCTTGCGAAGGAGCTCACTCCAAGTTGGTTCACGACAGGTTTTTACCTGCGTAGTCAACTGAAGGATTCGATACTCAAATCGCTGAAGGTTTAAGTTCCACCTTCTACGAAACTTGGTATCATTACCGTTGCTCGGACCAAGAATAGTGCAAGGAATGCACTGCTCGGTACGAGGGAACACATAGCCAAGCTGCTTTTCGATTAAATCGATTGCAGCATTCGCATCTGCGGCCCCAAACTTGAGAACAAGATTGTTACACAAGTCAGCGGCGGTGGATAAGTCGGTATGAGACTTTCCAAGGAATTTCCGAACTCTTATGGGTGTGACATCACTACCATTGTGATATTCACCACCACAGGATTCTCGAAAAGGACCCTTGGTGTAGGACTTGGTTGCATTGATTTTTAAACCAATGGATACAAGATCCTTACAAACCTCATCGGCAACGCCGACGGGGCATATAATATCGTCTCCGTATACGTGGGTCTTGGCTGTTAAACCAAGGCGCACATAGGTAGCCTGCGTACTAGCCCAAAAGACTAGCGCTTCAACCGGGAAGCAACAAGCACTGCCCATAGGGGCAAACTTGTTAAGCTTTACGATCTTACCTGATGGCAAGACTGTTTCCTCGGAGCGACAAGCTTCGAGGCACTTAACCCAATCAGAAGGAAATACCTTCTGTACGAGCAAAAGTGATAAACAATCCGACGCATCGGAGAGGTCAAGGGTGGCCAACTCATCATCCATACTGGCTTGATGAGCCAACGACTTATTGATACTCTGATCTCGGAAATTAATCTGAGACTTAGTAAGTTCGTGGTTCTCGATGGTTTCGTACAACAACTTCATAAGACCTTGCTGAATATACATTAACTCAGCAGGTTCACATGAAATAATGCGCGGACCACGAGAGTCCTTAGGCACTAAAACAACACGTGCTCTAGGGACAGACCATGGACTTTCCTCCAACTTCCCCATCTCATCAACAAGATGAGTAAGGTTGTAGAAGAAATAGTCTGCATAAGAATAGACAGCATCTAACTTCGGGAAATAACGAAGTGAGTGCCACTTATCCTCCGCTTTCGTTCGGCAAGCG